ATGTTGTCTGTATCTTTTGAGGGCAACCAGCCTGAACTGGCGGTTATTGGCCATGACCAGCCCAGATTGGAAACGCCTGTTGCTGAGGCTGCCGGGTCATTTGCTGGCGAGCTGGGGGGCTGGGCTAAACGGGTACTCAACATAGACCTAATGCCTTGGCAGCTGCACACGTTGACTAACCAGCTGGCCTATGACGGCAACCTTGACCTGTTGCACCGCACAACGCTTACGTCGACTGCCCGACAAAACGGCAAGACCGTAGCCCTAATGTCACTTGTCGGTTTTTGGTTGTGCGAAATGCCCAAGATACGGGGCGAGAAACAGTTGGTGCTATCTACGGCCCACAGGCTTGACTTAGCCGTCATGCTGTTTGACGAGCTAGCCCCAATTTTGGAAACACAGTTTGACGCAAAACTTATGCGCGCCTACGGGCGCAACATGGCCACTATGCCTGACGGGTCACGCTGGATAGTTAGGGCTGCCGCGCCGTCTGCAGGTCACGGCGTTAGCCCAAACCTGATTGTGGCCGACGAAATTTGGGACATTTCTAGCGACGTAATAGACGGCGGCCTAATCCCGTCGCAACGCGCCAAACGCAACCCGTTGCTATCTATGTGGTCAACGGCTGGCACAGAGCGCAGCCGGGCGCTACTTAAATGGCGTGAGCAAGGCATGAGGGCAATTGACACAAACAGCCCGACCCCGTTCTATTTTGCAGAGTGGTCACCGCCCCCAGACCTAGACCCCATGACCCCTGCAGCTTGGGGTTGGGGCAACCCAGCCCTAACCCACACATTGACTCCAGCAACAATCGTTGCGGAAAGCCAAAACCCAGACCGCGCACAATTCTTACGCGCGTCAGTCAACGTGTGGGTTGCCAGCGACCAAGGTTGGTTGCAGCCCGGCACATGGCCAGCGTTGCAATACAGCGAACCGCTACCAGCTGGCGGCGTAGTAGCCATAGAAAACAGCGTTGACGAAAGCCGCTACTTTGGCCTTAGAGCTGTAGCGCTAGCTGACGGGCGCACATGCGTAACCGTTGCATTTGTTTGCAACACCTACGCCGAAATGTTAGAGGCCGCCAAACCATACTTGGCACACCCCACCACTACGTTTGCTATTACACCGTCAATAGACCTGCATTGGCCTGTGGAATACGAGCGCCGCAAACAAGTAGTTGGCTATGGCGAGATGGTCAAATGGACAGACCCAGTTAGGCAGCTCATTAGGCAGGGCATGGTGCTACATACTGGCGAAACCATGTTGGCTGAACATGTGCAACGCGCTGTTGCTGTTAGGTCACAAAACAGCGTTGCCTTATCGTCGCAACGCTCACCCGGCCCAATCGAATTAGCGCGCTGTGCAGTCTGGGCAATTGCCCTAGCCAGTAAACCTAAATCGGCAGGTAAACCATTCTTTGTTGTAGCTAGTTAGTTAGTCTGCCTGTGGTGGCATAGGGGTCACTATCCCATTCTGTCGGGTCGTAGCCAGCCCCTATGCCACTACTTAACTGCACAGATACGCCATACTTGACACATGGCAATTTTTAGCCGCGTCAATAAAGCCGCAATCAGCCCACCCCCAAAAAAGGCTGCAGCGGCAGGTGGGTACTCGCCCAATAGCGCCGGGTTGGGCGCAGCAATGATTGGGCAGTACTACACCTACCAAGAGGGCGACGCACGCAACCGTGCAGTATCCGTGCCAACAATTAACAGGGCGCGTGACCTAATGGCCAGCGTTATCGGTTGCATGCCACTACGCATGTACAACGAAATTTGGAACGGCGACGAAATGGAAAAACTGCCAATTGCGCCACGCACTTGGCTACGTCGACCCGACCCAACTGTGCCGTATCAATTTATTATGTCGTGGACATTTGACGACCTATTATTTTTTGGCCGCGCGTTTTGGTACATAACCAGCCGCACAGCTGACGGCTACCCAGCAACGTTTACCCGTTTGCCAGCTGGGTCAGTCACCACGCAAGACATGGTTGGCCCAGTTTGGTTTGCCCCGTCACAGCAAGTGTTTTTTAACGGCGGTCAACTAGACCCTAAAGACCTAGTGCAGTTTTTGTCGCCAGCGCAAGGCCTAATCTATGCCGCGCCGGGCGCAGTAGAAACAGCATTAAAACTAGAGGCCGCACGCAACCGCAACGCGTCTAGCGCCATACCTGCAGGCGTGTTACGTCAAAAAGGCGGCGAACCGTTAAGCGCACAAGAGCTGGCAGACCTAGCTGCAGCGTTTAACGCAGCGCGCGCAACAAATCAAACTGCTGCACTAAATGAATTTTTGGATTACCAAGAAACAGCAACCAGCCCAGACAAAATGTTGCTAATTGAGAGCAGCCAATACCAAGCGTTAGAGGCCGCACGCCTAGCTAACGTGCCACCGTACCTAGTCGGTGTATCAACGGGCGCATACTCTTACCAGTCAGCACAGCAGGCGCGCGCTGACCTGTTTATTTTTGGTGTCAAAATGTACGCCGAAGCAATCGCCCAAACGTTGTCAATGAATAACGTGCTACCTAACGGCACTTATGTAGAGTTTGACGCAGAGGATTATTTAGCAGAAAACTACGCAGCTGACAGAGCCGACGAACCACAAGAAAACACACAAGAGCGTTTAGCGCAGAGGTGACAACATGATTAAGTTAATTGCAGGGGAATTTACTGTTGACAAAGCAGCGGCAGACGGCGAAGGCCGCCGCACAATTTCAGGCGTAGCCGTGCCATACAACGTGTTTGCCGTTGTGTCAGACGGCAGCGAAATTATGTTTAAGCCCGGCAGCCTGCCAGTAGACGGCAAAGCACCCCGGCTGTTTATGTATCACGACCACAGCCAGCCCGTAGGCGTAGTAACCGAACGCGTAGACACCCCAGAGGCAATGCTGTTTGCTGCCCGTATTAGTGCCACAAGCCTTGGCAATGACGCGCTAGTTATGGCCGCTGACGGCACAATTGACCAAGTTTCTGTGGGCGTAAACCCCACCAAATTTAGCTATGACGAAGAAGAACGCATGATTGTTGAGGCCGCCGACTGGATTGAGCTCAGCCTTGTGCCTGTAGGCGCATTTGGTGACGCAGCCAACATTACAGACGTTGCCGCAAGTATCCCCCAAAACCCACAAACCGTAAGCCATAATGAACCTGTGACCACAGAGGAGAAAATCACCATGTCCACCGATAACACCGTTGCTGTTGAGGCAACCATTCCAACCCCAGCGTTGCCAGCTGCACCTAAGCGCAAATTTGATTTGCCAACCGCTGGCGAATACATGGCCGCGTATCACATTGGCGGCGAGTCATTTCGCAACGTGCAGGCAGCCGTAAAAGATTTTGTTGCTAGCAAGCAATCAGCGCTTGAGGCTGCCGCAGGTGACGTGATTACTACCGACACGCCCGGCTTGCTGCCTGTGCCTGTGCTTGGCCCAGTAATGGATAACCTCAACTACATCAGGCCTGTGGTCGCAGCAATTGGCGCGCGCGCAATGCCAGACGGCGGCAACAGCAAAACGTTTATTCGCCCAACGTGGACTACGCACCCAAGCGTTGCCGCACAGTCAAGCGAATTGGCTGCAGCAAGCGCCACCACGCCAGTCATTGCCTCAAACGTTGTCACCAAGACCACGCTTGCTGGACAAGTAACTTTGTCGGTGCAAGACATCGATTTCACTAGCCCTGCCGCGTTGCAAATTATTTTGCAAGACCTTGTGGGCCAGTATTTGCTCAAGTCTGACGACGTTGCAGCTGACGCAATTACCAGCGGCGCAAGCGCGTCAGGCTCAACGTGGACATACAACAGCACCGACCCAAGCACGTTAATTGCTGCACTTTATGACGCAGCAGTTGACATTTTGAGCGCAACAAACTTTTTGCCAGACCACATTTTCGTTTCGCCAAACGTTTGGCAATTGTTGGGTCAACAGCTTGACGGAGACAAGCGCCCAGTATTCCCATACACCGGGGCTGCTGGCCTTATGGGCGTAAACGGCGCAGGTGCAGCGAACATTACGGTTGCTAACACGTTTAACCCATTTGGGCTAAACCTTGTTGCTGACCGCAACTTTGCTACTAACACAATGATTGTGGCGCGCGGCTCAGCAATTGAGTTTTACGAGCAGGTGCGCGGCCTAATGTCAGTTGAGGTGCCGGGTACTTTGGGCCGCACGTTCAGCTACTACGGCTACGTCGCAACGTTTATTACTTACAGCTCAATGGTTAAGTCAATCGTTGTTAGCCCCTAATTAGAAAGAGGGTAAACAATGGCCGTTTACACGGTCACGTTTAAGCAACTATTAGACGGCTACGCCGTACTGCAAACGCTGACCCCTAACGAATTAGAGGTTGGGCGCAGCATTACCGTTGCAGGCGTAGGCGCACCGTTTAACGGCACGTTTACTATTTACGCTTTGCCACAGTACGAATACGTTGGCTTAGACGGCGAAGGCAACCTACTGTTTAACGTCGACGTAGCAGTACCTAACCAAGTACTGTTTGCTGCAGCTGGCGATGACGTAGACCGCACAGCAGCCACAGGCACAATCACGTTTGCGCCTACCTGCACTTGGATAACAGCTGGGCAAATAGAGGATTGGTTAGGCATTGGCACAGCTACTGCCGCCGATACCGCATTTTTGACCGTGTGCGCGTCAGCCGTTAACGCAATGGCATTTAGGCGCAGGGTAGAGGCAGGGTACTTTGACAGCCTCACTACCAGCCCTAGCGGCGACGTAACGCTAGGAACGATTATGTGGGGCGGGGCGCTGTACCGGGCCAGAGGGTCAATTGACGTGTTTGCGTCATTTAATGAAATGGGAACAGCCCCCACAATCGGCCTGTCACCAATGATTAAGCAACTGTTAGGCATTGACCGCCCACAGGTTGCCTAATGCCTGTTGCCTACACAGACCTGTTTAATGAGGCGCTAGACGATTTAGCAGCCACGTTGGCAACCGTTACAGGCCTGCAGGTAGTAACCGACCCGCGTAACCTTGTGCCGCCCTGTGTCATGCTGGGCGCGCCGTCATTTGAGGCGTTTAATTACAACGCAGTACGCATGACCTACCCCCTGCAAATTGTGACCCTTGGGCCTAGCAACCTTGACGCAATGCGCAGCCTGTTAAACCTGTCGGCGCTAATCCTGTCTAAAAATGTGGCTGTAACTAACGGCAGGCCAACCACCCTAGAAATTGGCGGCGTAATACTGCCTGCCTATGAGCTGACCGTACAAATGCAAGCAACGACCACATGACCTACTTAGTAGTAAGCCCGTTAGTAGGTAAGCCCGGCAGCGTATTTACACCTAAAGCAGGAATAAACGTTGACGCGTTGCTAACAGGTGGGTTTATTGTTGCTGCCGAAGTATCCACCGAAACAGCACCTAAACGCCGTAAAGTAAAACCAGCACCAGAGGAGTAAACCACATGGCAACCAGTCAGTACCTATCGAACCCCGTAGTCACCGTTAACAGCGTTGCGCTTACCGGGTTTTGCACCGCCGCCAGCGTCATTCAGCGTTTTGAGCCGCTAGACAACACCACGTTTGGCCAAACAGACCGCACCTACGTCAAAGGCTTGGGAGACCATGAGGCAACGCTGACGTTGCTAATGACCTACGCAGCTTCAGAAACGTACGCCACACTTGCACCGTTGGTAGGCACAACCACCACCGTTATTGTCAAACCGACTAGCGCTGCTGACGGCGCAACTAACCCCGGCTTTACATTGACAGGCGCGTTGCTGGCCGAACTGCCAGTTATTAACGCCAGCTTGGGCGAACTGCAAACCGTTGACGTTGTGTTTCAGGGCGGCGTTTACAGCGTAGACGTAACCCCATAATTAAGACCTACAAACCAATAGACAGAAAGGCGTTATGAAAATCAAATTGCGCGTCACCGTTACACCCGGCAGCGAACCCATAGACGTAATCACAAACCTTTTGTGCATTACAGAGTGGGAACGCACAGAAAACCGCAAGGTAACTGACGGGCGCGGTATCGGTATGGGTGACATGGTTAGTTGGGCATTTTTTATGTTTAAACAATCTGGTCGACTAATCCCACAGGCCACAGCGCAAGAGTGGCTAAAACAAAATCCCGACATGGAAATTGAGGCGGTAGACCAAACTGACCCAAACCCTACGGGCGCGGCAGCTACCGCCGCCAACTAGCAGAAGTATTGGTGGCAACGGGCTGGTGGCCTAACGAAATCCCGTTTGATACACGCGACCTGACTACTGTGGTAGTAGTCCTAAACAAGGCGGCCAAACAATGACAACCACAGCAACCGTAGGCGTGTTTGGTGTCAAAGAGGCGCTTAAAGAGCTACGCGAAATAGACCCAGAGCTACGCAAGGCCATTAACGCACGCGCCAAAGAGGTTGTTAAACCTGCAACTGACGCTATGAAAGCGCAATACCCAGCACAATTATTGTCTGGTATGGCGCGCGCATGGCAACAGCGAGGCCGCCAACTATTCCCCTATGACCAAGCCGCCGCACGCCGGGGCGTAACACTTAAAGTAAACACAAGCAAAAAAAGCACGTCTGTTATCAGCATTGTGCAGAAAAACCCGGCAGCCGCAATTATTGACATGGCAGGCAAAGGTGGCGGCAGCGGCGCACAGGGCAGCCGTTTTGTTGACGCGCTAACCGCATTGTTTGGGCAACCGTCACGCGTCATGTGGCCCACGTTTGAGAAAAACCAAAATGACGTTACAGAAAACATGCGTGAAGTAGTTAACGATTTAATGGCCGCTGTCGGTAAACGGGTGCTGTAATGGGAATTCTCTTACCAATCATCAGCGAATTTGACAGCAAAGGCATTGACAAAGCTGTTAAAGAATTCCAAGCGCTAGAGGGCGTAGGCGCAAAAACAGGGTTTGCGCTAAAAAAAGCGGCGCTACCTGCAGCTGCCGCAATCGCAGGCCTAGGCGCAGCCCTAGGGTCAGCAACGCAAGCCGCAATGGAAGATGCAGCGGCGCAAGAGCAACTAGCAGGCGTGATTAGGCGCTCAACACTTGACGCAACGCAAGACGCGCTAGACGTTAATCAAAAGTGGATAAGCAGCCTTAGCCGTGCAACCGCTACCGCTGATGACGCGCTGAGGCCAGCCCTAGCGACGTTAGTGCAGTCAACGGGTGATTTAACCCTTGGGCAAGAGCTGTTGCAACAGGCGTTAGACATTAGCGCCAGCACAGGTAAAGACCTAGGCACGGTCACAGACGCATTGAGCAAGGCCTACAACGGCAACATGAAAGGCCTAAAAGCCTTAGACGCAAGCCTTATCCCGTTAATTGCTGACGGCGCAGAATTTGATACCGTAATGGAGGCCTTAGCGGCCACTACGGGCGGGGCAGCGTCAGACGCAGCCAACACGGCTGCCGGGCAAATGGCAAACCTAAAAATACAATTTGACGAGGCTAAAGAAAGCATTGGCGCAGCCCTGTTACCCGTTATGCAAAAACTGTTAGACGCATTGCTACCGCTGGCCTACTGGGCGCAAGAAAACACGCGCCTAATCCTAATTTTTGCTGGCGTGATTGGCGGCCTATCAGTAGCTGTGTTGGCTGCAAACGCAGCAATGAAAATTTACCAAGCAACGTTAGTTATTGTCAAAATAGCGCAAGCGGCGTTAAATTTTGTTATGTCTGCAAACCCGATTGGGTTGGTGGTATTGGCAATAGCCGGGCTTATTGCGGCGTTTGTGTTGCTAGAAAAACGGTTTGGTTTAGTTACTGAGGCGCTAAGGATTATTGGCAACGTGTTTGAGGTATTTCTTATTGACCCGATACGCACATTGTTGGGTTTAATCGGCAAGCTAATTAGCGCATTGGGCAAGATACCCGGTTTAGGGTCGTTGGGCAGTTTTGTTGGCGGCGCAATAAAAGGCATACCGGGCTTAGCTGCTGGCGGCATTGTTACGCAACCCACACTTGCCATGATTGGCGAGGGCGGCCCAGAGGCCGTCATACCGTTAGACCGCATGGGTGGCGGCGGCAGCGGCATCACCGTAAACGTAATGGGCGGCCTGTCGACAAGCGCCGAAATTGGGCAAGCTGTAGTTAACGCAATCAGGGCTTACAATCGCAGCGCAGGCCCGGCCAACATAGCGGTTGCCTAATGGCTGGCGCAGCCGTTGTACAGTCAGGGGAATACGGCCTATTTATTGACACAGGCACATTGCAAGACGCGTTTATTTTAGATGACGCAACACAAGGCGTACTTAACAACAGCACCTATGTTTTAGACGGCACTACTACGTTTGCTGACGTAACGTTTGGTGCGTTAAACGTCGCAATTAAACGGGGTCGGCGTGACGCTGGCGACCAGTTCAGCGCAGGCACAATGACGTTTACGTTAAATGACACTTTTGCTGCAGGCGCGTTTAACCCGTTTGACACCGTAAGCCCGTTCTATGACACCACAAACAGCCAACCGGGGTTAGCGCCGCTACGGCAAGTGCGTTTTGTGCGTTACGACACCGCTACAAACGAGCAAGAATTATTTGTCGGTTACATAGTTAATTATGATTATGCGTTTCAGCTTGGCGGCCTAAACACCGTGTCTGTGTATTGCGCAGACCAATTTTATTTGCTGGCGCAAACCTTTCTAGACGAATACAACGTGTCTGCAGAAACGTCAGGGCAACGCATAACTAGCGTGCTGGCCTTGCCAGAGGTCGATTACACCGACACTACAAACATTGCTACAGGCACAGTAAACCTAGGTCATGCAGCCGCGTACACCGTGCCAGCAGGTACAAACGTGCTGGCCTACCTGTCACAGATTAACGACACGGCAGAATTTGGGCGGCTGTTCATGTCACGCAATGGCGTTTTAACATTTCAGAACCGCATAGGCAACACGCTTAGCGCGGCAGTAGTTGATTTTCACGATGACGGCACAAACACACCGTATGACACCGTAGGCATAACGTTTGAGGCTGACCAAGTAGTTAACCGGGCAGTAGTAACAGCCCTAGACAATAAAACGGCTACCGATACTGACGCAGCCAGCATTGCCACCTACTTTACGCAAACAACCAGCATTACCAACAGCCTGTTGCACATACAGGGCGAAGTAGACGCAGCTGCCGCCTACCTGCTAAACGGCGAGCCAGAGGCCCGTTACACAGACGTTGGCACATACTTTGCCAGCCTTACTACCGCTGAACGTGACACGGTAGCCATAGTTGACATAGGGGACACAATTACCATAGAAAAGACGTTTACTACCAGCGGCGGCCCTGCCAGCCTTGCCCAAGAATTGTCGGTTGAGGGCGTAGAACACAACATTGATTTTGCTAGCGGCCACCGGGTCACGTTCTTTACAGCCCCAACGACCATTGTTTATGAGCTCGTTCTTAATGACGCTGTATTTGGCACAATTTCCACCACAAATGTTCTAGGCTGACCGTATGGGCGCTAATGCACAGACCACCGTTCCAACGTTTGTTGCGTCACAGGTTTTAACAGCTGACCAGCAGAATCAGAGCGCCCGAACGGGTGTACCTGTGTTTGCTACTACGGTTACGCGTGATGCGGCGTTTGGTGGTGCAGGTGAAAAGACGTTGGCTGAAGGCCAGTTGTGTTATTTAGAGGACACAAACGTAGTGCAGTATTATGACGGCGCAGCTTGGGCTACTGTAGGCCCGGCAACGGCAATTACCGCTAGCACGGCAACGGTGGCAACAGCACAAACCACGACCAGCGCCACGTTTACAGATTTGGCTACGGCAGGCCCAGCGGTCACACTTACAACAGGTACACAAGTTTTGGTTTTATGCAACAGCAAATTATCTACGGGCAACGCTAACGAGGCGTATTTTGATTTTGCGATTAGTGGCGCAACTACACGCGCCGCAGCGGGTACTACTGACGCGTATTTACGGGTGCAAAGTAGCGACAGCCAAGGCCGTTTTGGTAACAGCAACCTAATGACCGTCACCGCAGGAAGTAACACGTTCACGATGAAATACGCAAGCGGCGGCGGCACCGTCACGTTCACAGACCGCACAATTATTGTGGTAGCCCTATGACCGTTAACCTTGACAAACTCAGGCAAGCCGCATTACAACTAGGCCACGTCGAACCCATAAGCATTGAGCCAGACGGCGTAATTTGGCTAGGCATAGACCCTGACCGCACCTACCTAACAAAAAGCCAACAGGCAGCAGTTGAGGCGCAAGCCGCAGAAACAGCCGCCAACGCAGCCGCAGCACGCGTTAGCGCGCTTGCAAAACTTGCAGGCCTTGGATTAACAGATGACGAAATTAGCGCGCTTGTCGGTTAGCGCCATGCTGCTACTTACCTTGACAGCATGCGAAACTACACGCAGCAACAATGGCAAACCAAACACCCGGCCTACATACTGCACGCCAGTAGACAGGTGCTGACATGAAAGAGCGCTACACAAACGAACAGCTACACGCACGCATGGTCGCAACCGTAGGCGTACTACTTGGCGTTGTGTTTGCTGTTGTGGTAATCGGTTTTGTGTACGGCCTGCTATTCGTTAGCCAACCAATGGAACAAGCCCCAAACGACAAAGAATTTATTAGCCTCATGGCAACAATTGTCACGTTTTTGTCAGGCACATTGGCAGGCATTGTTGCCAGTAACGGCATGAAAGACAAAAACAAATAGTGCCAAAACTGTACACAGCTAGCACAGCGCTAGTAGTCGACGGGCCGCTACCGGGCATGACCGAATGGGTTAAGTGTGCAACAAAGTACAGCGGCGGCGCATTGTGGAATAACGGCACATTTGTTAAACGCGACATACGCGGCAAACCGGGCCAAGTAAGCAATCATGCAAAAGGCATTGCCGCTGACCTGTCTTACCGATACATGCCAGCTAGCAACAAAGGCGTTACTAACGGGCGTGTTAAGTCTGTTGACTTTATTAACGAATGTTTAGCCAACTACGACGCGCTAGGCATTATGTTGGTAATTGACTACTGGCCAGAGCCTTACGGCAGGTCATGGCGTTGTGACCGTGCAGGCCTAGGCATTATTAAAGCGCACAGCGGCGAGGCTTGGCGCAAGGCAATTAGCAAAACGTTTACAGGCGCGCCGGGCGGCGATTGGTGGCACGTTGAGATAACGCCAGACATGGCCAATAACCCTGCCAAGGTAAAACAGGCGTTTGCAACCATTTTTGAGGTATCCCCCACAACTGCCTAAACAGTCGGTACGGTTTTACTACCGACAGAAACGGGAGTACTAATGGCTTACCTATTTAGCAAGATTGCCGCAGGCCTTTTTGGCGTGTGGGGCGTATTCGTGGTATCGGGCGCAAACGTAGGGTTTTACGACCCTAAACCGATACCTGCCCCCAGTAGCGCAAACACGGTGTATGAGGGCTTAGAACAGCCCCCAGAGGCCTTACAGCGCCCTGTAGAGGCAACCACAACCACCATTACGACCATTGCCAATTGTGATGACGTAGTGACGCTGGCACAAGCCGTAGGTTGGCCAGTCGACCAGCTGCGAACCTTGCGTTACATAGCTAACGCGGAAAGCAGCTGTATGCCTTGGGCGCATAACCTCACCGACCCACACGGCGGCAGCTACGGCCTTATGCAAATAAACGGGTTTTGGTGCATACCTAACAGCAACTGGCCTACAGGCTGGCTACAGGCACAAGGCATTGTGGCTACCTGTGATGACCTGTTTAACGCAACCATTAACCTGCAGGCCGCCCTAGCGATACAGTCAGAAACTGGGTGGCAGGCTTGGACTACATTTACGGGCAACGAGTAAAGGCAGAAAAATGACAGACAGAGACAGAAACACCGAAGCAATGTTGGCGCACCACAACGCCATGTTTAAGCTCATTGACGAAATTTTTGCGACACCGCAAATTACGGCTGTGCCGCCCGTCGACAAAGAAACATGGCTTATTAGGCAACTTAAAAACATGCGTGTTGACGCGCAACTATCTGGCCTAGACCATGAAGCCACAGTTCTAACGGCAGCAATTGAGGAGTTAGGCGGCGTGTTGTGAACGACCAGCCAGAACTATTTGCCCCGGTCATTGGCTTAGGTGCTTACCGTGAGGAGATAGCGCAACAGCCCACAAAACCGTTTGTGGCAGCAATGCAAATTAGCACGCGTGTTGGCAATTTTAAATGGACAGGCGAACAGCAACGACAAGTTGACGCAGCCATTATGAAAGTTGCACGCACAAAAGGCCTGTTTACGGCAGATGACATTTGGCAAGAGCTGGGCGCAACGTTTCCAGTAACAAAAGGTTTGGCAGGTCGATTAAACGCAGCTGTACGCCAAAACATAATCCGTAACACAGGCACAGTAAGCCACGCCAAGCGCGGCGGCCTGCACGACCACGCACAACGCCTAACCGTGTGGGCTGCCTATGGCATTTGACCTTGCCAATTATGAGCCTGTTTCGTCGCGTTTAACACGTTGGTTGCAAGACGGTCAGCCCGGCACGCACAGGGTTGTTACACATTTAGTGCAATACACAGATGAACGTTGCGTGTTTAGGGCTGAGCTGTACCTAGACAATTTGCTTTTGGCTACGGGTTGGGCTGAGGAGACACGCGGCGAGGGCCACGTTAACCGCACTAGCCATTTTGAGAATTGCGAAACGTCAGCGTTGGGCCGGGCGTTGGCCAATGCCGGGTTTGCTGGCAGCGATTACACAAAACGCCCGTCACGCGAGGAAATGCTAAAAGTAGAGCGCAGCACAGCGCCCGACCCTTGGCCTGCAGACGCAAACCAAAACGTTGTGCCAATCAATCAAGCCGGGCAAGCAAGCACCAAACAGGTCAACTTTATTAACACGCTCATTAACAAAAAGGGCATGTCGATTGAGGACACGAAAGCGTTTATTGTCGGTGTCGTTGGTGACAGTTACCAAAGTGTTAGCAGGTTGACAAGCGCGCAAGCGTCAGCGCTTATTAAGGCATTGCAGGCATGAAACGCACAGGCCTTGTAATTTACTTCTTTGTGTCAATGTTGGTGCTAGCAATCATGTGGCGGCAGGCATGACCCCTGAGCAGCAAGACGAATTGGCAGCTTTAATGCAGGCACTTAGTTTGGCAATCCCGGCATACGAGCGTTTGACGGCAACAGATGACGTGCTAGTTAGAGAGATTGCTAAGCATTTGCGTTGGACAATTAAAGGCATTTGTAAAAGGTCGTTTCAGATAGTCAACAATTAAAGTAGGCCAATCGCATTGGTGTTTAACGGCAGCGTGACCGTTTGTAGGTGTAAATCCTTGGCCGTTAACAGCGGTTAGTTAGCCCGTCAGATAGGCGTGTAAAGACCCTGCACAAAAACATTTGGGCTAGGGCTAGTGCGAACTGAGCGACAATCAGACGGAGTGGGTACCGGGGGCATTGCGCATTTGACCTACACTTAGAGCAAATACAAACAAACAAAATAGAAACAGCAAACCCAAACCCGACACATGACCCGACACATGCCAACTGTAAGCAAGCGAGCTTGCGAGCGCGCTAGGACAAGCGAAGCGCGTCAGGCACTATGAGCGCATACAGCGACCCCGAATACCAACGCAACCGCAAACGCCTACTAGCAGACCAACCCCCCTGCGCATGGTGCGGCAAACCAGCCACAACAGCCGACCACCTAATCGAACTAGACCGCGGCGGCAGCAACGACGCAGACAATTTAGTTGCAGCCTGTTCAGCCTGTAACAGCAAACGCGGCAGCCTGTACCAAGCCAAAAAAATAGCGCAACGCCAACACACAAGGCGTGAGGCCTTACGAGATAACGGAATTCCAATCGGAAACGAAAACACAAAACCCATTTTTTTACACAAACAAACATTGAC